GCAGCCTTGGCTTGGATTGAACAGGGCAAGGGCAACACGCTGCACTTGGCTCGTGTTAATTCATCACCGCTATGGATTGCACAAACTAAATCAGGTTCGCTGGTTTACGGTTCAACCGAGGAAACTATTGACAACGCAGCAGTCATGCTGGATTCCGAGATTGACTGGGTTTACTCAGCCAAAGAAGGCGAGTACTTCAAAGTCAAGAACGGTAAAATCATAGAGCACCTTAACTTCACACCATTTAAACAGGTGTACTCCAACAACTGGCGCTCAAAATACTGGGATAACTATGATGATTACAGTGAACACTCAAAGACATCTAGTTATTATGATTCACATTTATTCTAAGCAATAAAATAAATAGCCCCCGCAAACGCGGGGGTTTTTTATTTGCCATCAGTCTGGCATCTTCAATCGTTTAAACAATGGTGGCGGTGGCGGAGGTGGTGGGTCTGGCATGTCATCATGTTTAAACACATCACTTGACAACGCTGGTAGGATAGGTTTTACCAACCGCTGGTAGGTAAAACTGTTTAAACAAAAAAATAATTTAAAAAAGTTTCTGAATATCCTTGACTTATGTATACCGAACTGGAATCCTAAGGCATGTAGCAACTGGGCTACACAGAACAAAGGACTGGTATGTATCTAGGAACTGGCGACATCATCGCAACACTCATTGCAATAGTGGGTGCGCTAACCGTAATGGGATTAGCAATCAAACAAAACATCTCACTCAACAGTGAGAACGCATGGCTACGCAACCGCAACAAGCAACTCAAGAAACAACTTGACGACCTTGCTCCCCTACCTTGGTCAGTAATCAAACCAAACAAGGAATCGGTGAACTAATGAGCGAGCCAACAACATATAACGGTTGGAAAAACTACGACACTTGGAACATAGCGTTGTGGATTAACAACGATTACGCCCTCTATCTATCAGCAACTTTATTCATGAAGGATTACAAGGGTGCTATGCCCTATCGTGAGTGGGTTAAGGTTGCTGGGTTAGAGAACAAGAACACCATTGACGGATGTAAATATATTTCAGAGAAGGTTTATTACTCTGAACTAAACAACATGATGAAGGGGTTGGTGCTATGAGTAAACATCCTGAGGTTAAAGGTGTTGTGTTATTCACCGATGGGACATACGAGGAGCGAGTGTTTAAACAACTCTCGGACTATCAAGATGCAGTAGGTGGGCTGATTGAAATAGTTAAACTCTTTGATGCTTTCGGTAATGACTTTGCCACTGCTTATGTAAATGAGGAGGGCTTGATGCTTGGGCTACCGCTCAATGGATTCGGTGGCTCTCTCTCTTTCATGCTTGGTAATAATCCGATGCTCGTTGGCAACATGATTGTGGTAGGCGTTGATGATGGTGAAGGATACGACACCAACATTGACGATGGCTTACTTAACTTTATTAAGAAAGTCTTACCTGAACACAAGGTGATTGCCGATGAACTTGTTTAAACACATACACCCGCATGCGCGGATATGGATTGCAACGGTAGTGGTACTCGGAATCTTTCTCGTGTTCAACCCACGAGTACAGATAGTTTCACACGCACCCAAGGGTGAGGTGGTTGCTTACTATAACAACGAGTACCAACGCCATGCAATTCAACGGTTAACTGAACAAGACAAACTTGAACAGTACCCATGCCTCTTTGAATTATGGACAAAGGAGAGCAACTGGCGACCTGCTGCATTAAACAAATCAAGCAAAGCAATGGGCATCGCACAACTCATGCCACAAACATGGGTCAATATAAAAGTTAAGCCAACCAAAGATGGGTTTAAACAGGTTGATGCTGGACTCTTATACATAGATAGAAAATACGGAAAAACTGGTGGGATATGCAGAGCATACGCTCACCACTTAGCGAAAGGCTGGTATTAAAATGCATCAAGCACTAGTACAAGAACTAACCTATCACTTGATAGACCAACACATGACTTACTCAATAGAGGATTGCAAACCACCTACCCTGCGACCAGTATCGTGTCAGGTATTACTAAATACCTTACTTGATTACATGATAGGGGCAGGTTATGCGAGTCCATACAAATCAAATTAAGGTTGAGTACCACAAGGTACTTGAACAGAGAGAGGTTCGTAATAGGGGTAAGGGATTAACTGCGTTTAAACTGAGGTGGAATCCACAACTAACTGAACAGGCTGGTTGCAAAGGGTTAGACACTGAGGTTTTTTACCCCGAGAAAGACATCTTTACCCTTGAGGAGGAGAGGCTTATGGGTCGCATGTGTATTGAGTGTCCAGTAATGCTCATGTGTTTAGAGTGGGGCATAGCCCATGAACGCAGTGGAGTATGGGGTGGCACCACGCCATACCGTAGGCAACAAGTGCGCCGCGCCATGAACATACAGGCTACTGACCCTCGTGGCATAAGCCCAAGTATGTGATACAGTACGACTGCTCATCTCTCCTATGAAGGGGAAGCGTAGGATAGGTGAGCATAGAAAAGCCCCTCGGGTTCCAGTCCTTGAGGGGCTTCTCTATTTTACAAATTTAATTCTTTAGCAAGCATGAACACTTCATCAGATAAATCATCAAGCGTTCCATCATTATAGATAACATGTTTAAACATAAACATATCCATTGCATGCTCTGATGTATGTCCATTAACTGCAGCATGATTGTGTCTATTGATACGCCACACATCACCGCTTCTTTGTTGAATAGCAGTGGCTTCATTAGGAAAGCGCACATCGGAGAACACTACTCGTTCGTATTCTTCTGCTCGTTTAAATGCTTGGTCAATCCAAAAGGTTTCACCAAATAGATTGCGACCTACCTCAGTACCAAACACTTGAAGTAATCTGCGTACCTCAGGGTTAGCCTTGGCTACATCCCAACCATACTCATCTACTAAATCAGCAACACGATTGCCACCTTCAACTATTGGGTTGAGTGTATAGATTGCATCACGCATAGGTAATGCAAAAGATATACGCTTAAACCCATAGTTTAAACACAACAATTCAGCAACTGTATCTTTACCTGACTGTGCGTATCCACTCAAACCAATAATCATTTCTTTATGTATCCAATCTGCTTGCGTTTAAACCACATTATCTTATCTCCAGCCAGGTAGATGTAGTATCCGATGTCGTTTAAACATATACCTATGTAGTACAACGGTAGTCCTATCCAGTTCCATGGTTTCATGCGTTGGTACTTGGGTCTAATCATTGTCGGGTTTCCTGTATCTGCGATTGTTCCATTGCGGTTGTTCTCCACCTAGTCTGTCTTGTAATTTGGTAAGCGCACGACTAACACGCTTACGCAAAGCATCCTCGGTTGCAGAGTATTCAATAGCGAGCGCATCAAAGTCCATGCCACCACCATCAAACCTGCGTTGAAGAAGCAACTTATCTTGTTCGTTTAAACGGTCAAGCGCACCTGATAAATCTGAAAGCATAGCCTCACGATTCATCCCCTCACTTGGCTTGTTTGACCTCTGAATAAAATCATCTTTAGGTGTGGCTGACTGTACCCATCTATCGTAAGCCCAAACATCTTTAAGTAACTCTTGAAGTATCTCATGTGTGTAATAGAAAGCATCGGAAGGTACGGACTTACTCTTGTATGCACGCTCCTTAGCAGCAAACTTCTGTGACTCATTATTAAATGTGCGTTTAAGTTTAAACACTAATGAGTCTTGACCTTCCCACTCCTCAATCTTGTGCCAATGTTCTACTGCCCAAAGACTTAGGTGTTGGAACACATCATCAGATGTCACGAGGTGGCGGTGTATACGCACGCATCGTGATGCTGATAGTCGGGCAACCTTGTATACGGTTTCCCATAGTAGTTGTTGTTCGTTATTCAACTGGCTCATTTTTTAACTTTCTCATAGCCATAAGTAAATCATCTACGGTTATCAAGTAACCCTTGCTTTTGTTCGGTGGTATGTCGCATGTAATCTCACGACCAAACTCTTTAATCGCATACAAGACATGCGTTGTAGGTACTATGAGTACGCCCTTCTCTAATACAAACGCCCAGTATGCAGCCTCAGTAACCATAACTCCTGATGGTTCCCAAGACTTAGACTTCATAAACCAACACTCAACTTCAATGTATAAGTTGTTGGTTACCCACCACTTTCTATCTCTCTTAACCTCAACTGTTTTGCCTTCGGTCAGTAGTTCCTCAACTAACTTCTCACCTTTTCTACCGTACCCAAAATCTAAATCAAACGCTGAGTTCTTTACCATGTTTAAACACCCGCTCTTTTACGCAATCCGTCTGCGCCTTCTGACAGGTAGACATCGTTTACATCCTGACCCTCAGGCATGAACACTGGGAATACATTGTCTAGTTCTCTACTTAAATGCTTAGCCATTTCACGACCAGCATTATCACCGTCACATAAAAGAATTACCTTTGCCCAATCTGCAAGCACACGAGTGTAAAAAGATTTCCAGTTGTTAGCACCAGGCAAACCAACTGCATTAAACCCTGCTTGTGTAGCAACGACTGTATCTAATTCACCTTCACATATAGCAAGGCAATCAGAGTCTTGATTAAGTGCATTGATATTAAATATGTGTGTGGTAGCGCCTGGTCTGCTTAGATATTTCGGACCACCATCACTGTTTAAACTACGAAAGCGTATGTCAATCACCCCTGATGGAGTGAGGTAAGGGATTGCTAACTTACCAAGGTAAGGTTCGTGTCCAATCTCAGGCTCTTTTACGAAGCCGAGGCGAAATGTACGAGCGGTCTGTTCTGTGATACCTCTGCTCGTCAGATACGGAAGTATCTCCGCTAGGTTTTGTTCGTAGTTCTCCGTTGCTCTCGCCAGTAATTCTCTCTGCGATTTGCTTAGCCTCATTAAACCCAACTCCTTCTCGTTTCATAATTAAGGAATACACATCCCCAGCCATTTCACAACCAAAGCAACGGAACCCACCGTTGTCTATGTTTAAACGCGCTGACTTAACTCTATCACCATGGAAGGCGCAGCGTAGGGTAAACCACCCACGCCTGCCATGTGGAATCTCAAAAC